GTAGCCCGCGGCAGGCAAGTAGGTGACGATCCACGCGGACCCACTCCAGACGCGCATCTCGCCGGCCACGCTGTTCCAGTACAGCGCACCCGTCAGCAGCGCGTTGCCGTCGTTGTCCAGCGTCGGATTGGAAGTCTTGCTGCCCAGGTAGCGGTCGTCAAAGGAGTCGTAAGTGGCCGCCGCATCACTGGCGCTGGTGGCCGCAGCAGACGCAGAGCCAGACGCAGCAGTCGCGGAGTTGGATGCGTTGGTCGCGCTGGTCGCTGCGGCAGACGCAGAGGCCGCAGCGCTGGTCGTGCTGCCGAAGATCGAGTCGATTTCGGTCTTGGTGTAGGCGTCGGTGATGCCGTAGCCGGACAGCGTGGTCGGGTTGGTCCCGCCGGTCGCGCGCCCGTACAGGTCGATCGTCACGGACTTGTAGGTGCCAGGCGTGACGCCGGTGGCCGCCAGGTCAATCTCGTCGGCGCCCACCACGATGCGCAAGGCCGACGCGGTGTTGACGTTCAGGGTGTTGCCCGTCTTCGTCATGCCGGTGCCGGCCGTCACCTGGCCAGCGCCAGAGAACTGCACCCAGGTCACCGACGTCGAGCCCAGCGTGCCACCCGCGGCCACCGTGCAGACGTAGCCGTTGTCGGCGTTGGCCGTGCCGTCCTCGACGAACACGAAGGCCGACACCAGCTCGGCCCAGGTGTCGGCATCAGCCGCCCTGCTCCACCCGCCCGCGGCCGCGACGTAGATGCCGTTCTCCGAGGCCGTGGACTGGTCCTTGACCAGCACCCGGTCGCCAGCGACCACAGACACGCCGTCGATCGTCTGTGCGCCCGACAGCGTGATGTTGGCCGTCGTGCCAGCCCGGCAGCTTGCCTTCGCGTCCAGACCCTGCGCCACCGTGTCGACGTAGGCCTTGTTGGCCGCGTCGCTGTCCAGCGTCGGCGTGGCCAGGCCAGTGATCGTGCCCATCGATCCGGCATTCATGTCCAGCGTGCCGTTGATGGTCACGTTGTTGAACGTCGAGGTGCCGGAGCCTGCGGTCACGTTGCCGGTCACATTGCCGGCCAAGTCGCCTGTGACGTTGCCGGTGACGTTGCCCGTCACGTTGCCGGTCAGCGTGCCGGTGATGCCACCCGACGCAGACAGGGTCGTGAAGGCGCCAGATGAGGGCGTGGTGGCCCCAATCGTCGTGGCATTGATCACCCCACCACCGATGGTCACAGACGAGCCCAGAGAGGCCGCGCCGGTCGCGCTGAGGGTGGTGAAGTTGCCGGCGGCCCGGGTGGTCGCGCCGATCGGCGTGCTGTCGATCGTGGAGCTGGTGATAGCCAGAGACTGCAGAGCCGAGCTGGCGATCAGCGCCGTACCCGTGCTGTTGACCATGACCACCTTGTAGCCGTTGCCAGACAGAGTCGGCATCAGGTCGAAGCCGTCGGTGATGGCCTCCAGCTCCGCACGCAGCGCAGCCGACGATCCGGGCGAGTTCGGGGTCGGATAGGTCCCGTGGTTGTAAAAGCTGTTCGGCATGGTCAGCGAAGTCCTCGGCGCATTGTGTAGTGAACGATGATGGTGTTCACCGTGAACGGCTCAAAAAGGTCCGAAGCACAGGAGACGCGGATGGCGATGTTCTCGGCTGTCCCGCTGACCTCGATCTCCGACGGTGTGACATCCGAACCATCCCAGACAAAGTTGTCCCAGATCATCGAGTCCCAGTAGCTTGACCTCAGGTCGGTCTCGTAGGTGGCGTCCAGCGGCTGCGGGATCTCCGACCTGCGGTAGCCAAGGTCGTAGCCGAACTGGATCTCGGCGTAGTAGTTCCCGGCCAGCTCCACGCTCGCGCGGCGGAAGCGCTTGAGAATCCGCGGCGACTTCATGGAGTCATAGACCAGGTTCACGCTGGCCGCGATGGGGTCGCCGTCGAAGCTCGTGCCCCTGTCGAGCTGATAGACAAAGCCGTTGTCTGATCCGAAGAACGAGATGGCGTTTCCGCTGGCGTCCTCACCCTCATCGCAGCAGAGCACAGGATCCAAAAACTCCACAGGCATGGACCCCAGCAGCTTGCCGTTGACCATCGTCATGTAGATGCCGGTGCCGTCAGAGAAGAACACTCGGTATTGGCCTTTGACTCGGCTCAGGGAACTGGCAGAGGCCAAGTTGATGCGCTGCTCGAGGAACGGCCGCAGGTTCATCGTAAGCGACGCGGGCAGGAAGTTGCCGAAGTTCAGCGTCGTGCCCAGGCTGATGACGCCTCGGTCGTCCAGGACGTAGGCCTGGTCCATGTTCTGCGCGGTATAGGGCACCGCGCCGGTGCCCGTGTTGAACGTCGACAGAGCGAAGTTCGCCTCGCTCGTGCCATACAGCACCGACGTGTCGCGCCTGGTGTAGACGCCCAGCGCGCCGCTGGACTGGTCGCCCGGCAGGACGATGAGGTTGGTGATCAGCGCGTTCATGGCGATCTCTCCAGCGCCCAGCACCGGGTCCCATTGGTACGGGAGCCCCAGGCTGGAGAACTGCAGCGAGGCGCCGAAGGCGAGGAACAAGTGCTGCTTGTGGACAGCCACATGAGCGGGCTTGTCGTTGGGCATCGTCGTGGCGATCGGCACAAACGTGGTGCCGTCGAACTCGAACGCACGGTTGACGCCGTCGCAGCCGTACAGTCGGTAGTTGGTGTCATTACCACCGAAGTTGCCGACCACAGTCTCATAGCGGCCGTTCGGCGCCAGTGTGACCGCTGTAGCCGCCCCGCCCGCGTGCGCGCGAGTGGTTCCTGCAACTCGAAGATGCTCCGGCGCGGCAAACGTCCCTGAGGTGCTGGAAAGAATCAACCTGCCAGTTGCGCCCGACCACGATGTGCCGTTTTCAACGACAACGCGGGCTACGACACCCGTGGCCCCGCTTGTTTGCCCAGTGACCGTGTCTCCTTCGGCGATAGCTGTGCCTGTTCCACTATTGAACGCAAGCTCAAAGCCCAATGCAACTGCCGCCCACCCGCCACTTGTGGCCTTGAACATCGCCGCGCTGGCGCCGCCCACCGCGTTGCGCCAGGCGTAGACGTCACCCTTGTAAATGGCCACGCCCAAGACATTGCCAGCGCCCGGCACAGCCTGAATGCTAGTGCGGTACTCGTCGGCCGCAAGGTTGCGGTACTGAGCATCGGTCAGGCCGTCAGCACTCACCCCCTGCAGCTCAGTGATCGTGCCCACCTGCACGGCAGACACCGACACGCCCTCTTGCGCAACAAAGGTCCCCGTCTGGCGGGTGACGACGACCGCGCCTCCGCTGACTGCGAGCACCTTGCCGGTGGCCGCGGACGTCATGCCGACGATCGTGTTGCCCACCGACACCGAGCCGGTCAGGTTGCAGTTCAGGATGTTGTAGAGGGCGGCCGACGGTTTGGCGCGGCCGTCAAAACGCTCGTAGCCGGCGATGCGGGTGTAGCCGCCGCTGACGTTGCACTCGAAGTTGGCGGCCTTGCGCGCGAAGCCTGGCGGCAGGGTCAGCGTCGGCGTGACCTGGTCCAGGCCCCCTGCGAGGCGGATCAGGTCGTACTGAACGCGAGGGAGTTGAGCCTGAGCCATGGTGAAGACTTAGGCCAGGGGGTTCCCCAGGTACAGCTCAGGGAGCTGCTCCCGCTCGAGCTGATTGCGCAGCCTCGAGAACTGCGTAGTGCCGCGCTGCAGCACCTCAGGCGCGGCCTCGTACAGACCGTAGTACTCCATGGCCTTGTAGACGATCGCCAGGTGTAGGTGAGTCGGCAGGGCCGGCGTGTCGGTGTTTGCAGTCATGGACACCGGCAGGATCTGGTACTCGCCGCTGATCTGGTAGACGTCGTCTGGGATCTGGCCGAGCATGACCTTCTTGTCGTTGGGCATGATCGCGAAGACCACCGGCCGGCCGTTGACCTGCACGTTGAAGCGGTAGGTGTTGCGGAAGACCTGGTACTCCCACTCCACCAGCCACTGCTCGTCCTGCACCCCAATGCTCTTCTTCTGGCAACGGAAGGTGTCCTTCCACCAGTACCGAAGGTCGGTCATCGGGTTGCCCGTAACCGTGTTGGTCACGCTGTTCGGATCGTAGTTGCCAGTGCTGGCTACGGTCTCGAAGGTGAACGGCTCGCGCATCCAGTTCCAGTTGTCGTGCATGCCCTGGATCTCGACCCAAGCGTCGTTGGTCCAGTTCACCAGCTTGGCGTACATGCCAGTCTGGCCGGTGACCGACGCCGGGCCGCCACCAGTCACGCCGCACTCGACGGCCAGACGTTGCGCGAGCTGCAGGTAGTTCATCTATCAGACCGGCTGCGACAAAATCTTCTTGAGCCAAGGCACGCCCATCCGAGGGTTCGGGTCGTGCATGACCTGGAAGGGGTAAGTCAAAGACAGCACGTTCTCCTCTTGGAAGCCCATGCTGCCGTCTGGCGCAACGATCTTGCGCTGGCGCACACGCGACTGCTTGGCATTGGCCAGCACAGCAATGTGATACCTGCGCAGCTTGGCGGTATCGCCTCGGACCACCATGCGGTAGTCGCCGTTGACGTTGACCTCGACGAAGCTGGGCTCGTTCTCGTTGCCCGGCTCGTTGAAGTGAACCTCGAGCTCGTCGCGCATGAACGACTCTTCGTCGATCTGGTCGGTGCGGATGACACGATCGGTGTCGATCTCGACCCCGCCTGGCGCTGAGGCCTCGGCCGCGGGCGTGACCCGGTTGACGATGTCCACGTCCTCGGACGCGACTGATCGATTGCGCTCGTAGCTGTTGACGGTGCGACTGGTCATGGTGAAGTCTCCTGGTGTTCAAGGGTGGGGGCCACCCGAAGGTGACCCCCTGCCGACTTAGGCAGTCAGCGGGTTGGCCGGCACGGTGGCCAGGTTGTAGAACGTGTCCGTCACACCGGATGCCGACAGGTCGGTCGAACCGGGAGTGAAGGTCGTGCCAGCCGTCAGCGCGATGCGCAGAGCAGCGACCGGGCACACGCCGTTGGGCGAGTCGGGGAACATCAGCGCCACGCGGCCAGCAGCCAGCTCGGCAGAGTCCACGATCGGGCCCGGGACTATCGACACAGCGCCGCTCGTGTCCAGGCAGATCAGGTAGTTCCGCGTAGAGCCGTTGACGCCACCCGTGAAGCCGCCGTTGACGCTTTGGATACCGCCGGCAGCCGCCTGGTAAACCGACGGGCCGCTATAGCTGATCGCGATGTTGTCGGTCGCGCTCTTGCTGTAGAAACGGCCGTCGATCACGAAGGTGACCGTCGAGGCGTTCTGGATGGTGTTGGCGTTGGTGCCTTCGGCCCAGCCGCCACTCGAGAGACCGGCGGTAAAGCCGGCAGACAGGGAGAGATTGTCAGACATGGTGAAGTTCCTTTCAGTCGATGACGAACGTGGCCACGGTGGCCGCGTAGTTCGTGTCGGTGACGCCGCCGTCGGCGTCCAGCTTGGCCGCTACGGCCTGCAGGGCGTCGACCACGGCCGCCAGCAGGATCGCCAGCTCTTGACGATCGCCGGGGCCAGCGAGGGCGTTGACACGTTGCTTGACAGATTCGATGGGCATATCGGTTCCTTTCGGTTCGCTAGGGCTTTCGCCCTAGCGTGTCATCACAGAGCCGAGCAGGCCGCTTCGATGCGGACCATCCAGTTCTCGTTCAGCCGCACCGCGTTCTTGTAGAAGTTGGCGCCGACGTAACCGAACTGGCCCATCGGGTTGGCGTGCGTGATCTGCTTTGCAGGCAAGTAGATCGGCTGGATCGCGCCCATGCCCTTCAGAGCGACCTGGCCCCAGGCTTCCTGAGCCACCACCATGATGGGGTAGACGTCAGCCGTGGTGCCGGAGGTGCCACCGTTGGACAGGAAGGTGCCCGCAGTGATCGTGCCGCCGCCAGCCAGGAACGGCTTGAAGTACGGCGAGGTGATGATGCGGAAGCGCTCGACCGTGCCAACCTCACGCTCATGGACCGGCTTCTGCTGACCGTAACGAGCCACCGGCACGAAGTTAGTCAGGTTACGGAAGTCGGCTTCCATGTCAGTGTGGATGAACACCAGGTAGCCAGGCTCGACGGCGGTCGTGCCGAAGTTGACCGAAGAGGCCAGCTTCTCGGTCACGAGCTGAGCGTGCGCAGCCTCGAGCTGACGGGCAGCCTGACGCAGCTTGTTCAGCGTGATGCCGGTGTTCACCGACGTGCGGGCCGAGCCGTTGGCGTACACGACGTTCGTGCCACCGCGGACCACACCGTAGGAGATCAGCTCCTCGATGCTGGCCATGTGCTCGCCCACCAGCTTGACCATGTCGCCGGGGATGTCATCCTCGTACATGGACTCAGCCTTGGAGCTGAGCTTCATCAGCACGCCGTACTGCTGCACGGTCACCTGCACGTCCTGGTAGGCGATGGTGCGAGCACCAGGGGTCACGCCTTCTTGCAGCAGGTAGTTGCTGGCGGTGATGCTCGGAGCACCATTGGAGCCGGCGTCGATCGGCAGGGCGCGACGGAACACGACCGTGTCGGTCTTGTTCTGGGGGATCTGCTTTTGCGAGCCGAAGGTGCTCAGCACCTTGATGGGCATGGCGTGCTTGAGCATCTCGCGCTCCGCCATGATGAGGTTCCGGGAAGGAACAAGGGAATAGGTCTGCATGATGGGTTACCTTTTCTGTCGATCAAGTTCGTCCAGGTAGCGCCAGTACTCCTCGGGCGTCATGTCCTCCACGGCCTTCTGGCGCACGTTGGCACCAGACCGCCCCGAAGGGATCGCCGCAGCAGAGTTCAGGCGCTGCGTTCTTTGGTTCGAGGCTGAGCTCGTTGCGTCGGTGTGCAGGTCCAGCAGGCGCACAGCGTCTTGCGGGCTTTCGCTCGCCGCAAGCATCTGAACTTCCCGCGGCTGACGCTGCAGCCAACCCATGAACTCAGTCGTCCGTACTCGGTCTTGCCAACCAGGATGTCGAACCTCGACTGCCATCTCTGATCGCAGGCGGGAGATCTCTTGCGGGGTCACCCCCGCTTGAACTGGTTGCTGTTGCTGCGCCAGGCGCTGCTCCAGCGAACTCAGCCGCTCGTTCAGAGCGGACTCCATCGCCTCCGCGAACTCAGGGTAGTCCGACTTCAGCCTGGCCATCGCCTCGGGGTTGCGCTGCGCGTCGCGAATTTCCGTCGCGGTGGGCGCGTCGCCCCCCTTTGAGGAGACCTGCTGTGCCGTTTGAAGCTGCTGCTTCAGTTGACTACCGAGTCCACCGATGTGGCCTTCGGCATTCCTCAGACGCTGAGTGACCTGAGACAGCATCGTCTCAAGGCCGGAGATCTTGTCCAGCAGAGCCTGGTCACCCGTTGGCGCGGCGTCACCACCCTTGGTTGCGTCGGCCGTATCAGCAGTGTGATTTCCGGCGGGCGCGGGGGAGGTGGATGCGGGAGCGAGTGCGTCGTCTGCAGGAGGCTCAGCATCAGCACCCGGCGCGCGGCCGGACTCTTCTGCGTCGAGCTGTTCCCAGATCTTCTTGGCGTCTTCCTGACTGGTCGTTCCTTGTACTTGCATTTTGATGTCGTCTCACTTCGGTGAAGGTCACTGTGGACCTTGTTCGTCGACGCCGGCTAATTCGTCGGGGTCGACTGCTGGACTCAGGCTGGCTCTTTCGGCCAGGCTGAGAATGCGCTTGACTTCGCTGATCCCACCGCGGATCAGCGCTGTCTTTTCCGGGCCGAAGGACGGTGAGTCGTTCAGCTCACGAAGCTCCTCGAGGCGCTCCTCAAGGGTCTGCGTCAGCCGCTTCCATGTCTGTGACCGGAAGTCCTCTGCCTTCAACAATCGGGGCTCCAAAGAAAAAACGGCGCCCGTTGCGGGGCGCCGTATGAAGATGGCATCTGACATGGGCAGCAATCGCGAAGACACTGACCCGGGGCGGAATATAGCATTGTGATTGCCCGGGCGCAAGGGGGCTCACCGGCCCATCAGGCGACCCATGTTGACAATGAAGCCGCCAGGCGGGGGAGGCTGCGGCGCCGGGGGCGGCGGGGGCGCAAGAGGCTTGCCAAAGTACTGGCCGAAGAAGTTGCCAGGGTACTGGCCTTGATAGCCCATTCAGTCCTCACGTTGGATCTACCGAGGTGACGTTGCGAGAGCCTGAAGTGTAGGTGGCCTCCACCC